TACCGAACTACAAAGAGATAAGTTTAGAAGGTGGCTAAATGGTGCCGTTATCCCTGGTAGCGCAGACGCGAAATTGATTTTTGTAGGAACCATAATAGATGACGATTCTTATCTCAATAGAATAGCAGGAGCCAGGTCTTGGGACCGTGACGGAAAACACAAAGTAAAGGGTTGGGATACAATGTTCTTTCAATCTGTTACGCAGAATACAGAACCTGGTAAATTTGCATCATCAGGAATGGAGATCCTTGATAAAAAAGGAGTCCCAGAAGTTTTATGGAAAGAACATAGAACTTACGCCTGGTTAATGGCAGAAAAGGATAGATTGGTGTCAGAAGGAGATGCATCGTATTTTTTCCAGGAATACCAGAACATACCAATGGATGACTCCTTTCGTGTGTTTAAAAAAGAGCATATTCAATATTATACGGGAATGTACCTGGAGCAGGACGGATACCAATTTTTAATGAAAACGACGGGCGGAATGAAAAATCAGATACCAATCAATGTGTTTATGGGTATAGATCCTGCATCGTCCGAAAATGTTAAGGCGGACTATTCCGTTATAATGGTTATAGGCGTTGATGAAGAATTTAATATTTATGTCCTGGATATGTTTAGAGGTCAAATTGCCCCATTCGATTGTGGGGAAAAGATATTTGAATATGCCGATATGTATAAGCCTAAATTGGTTAACATAGAAGAAACAGGCCATTTTATGTTGAGGGACTATGTGCAGAAGGTTTCTAAAGAAACAGGTAGATTTCTTAATATAATGCCAAAAAAAGCGATTAAGGCTAAATATTTCAGGATAAAAGAAATGCAGCCTTATTTCGCAAGTAAAGCGGTTTTTATGAAAGACTCTCATTTTGAATTAGAACAGGAGTTGTTGGCCTTCAAGGAACACGGGACCTTCAAAAAAGATACATTGGATGCTTTGCGTTGGTCTATGGACGATATGTATAAACCATCTGTGTCAATGAACAAGAAGGGTGAGTGGGTGATCCCAGGCCTTACTGTTGGATGTGATTGGGAAACAGGACAAATGATCTACAATTAACTATGATAAACAATAAAAGATTTGGATACTTTACAATTAGAAAGTTTAGCACAGGAATTGATTGGAGGCTATACCTGGATGTTTGTTGCCGCATTCTTCCTGGTATTGTTTCGTTCAACAGTAGAAGGCTTAACGCAATCGTTCAAAGTCTTCTTTGGCAAAGGGCTTAATACAGATGATATTATATTCATATGGATTGAGGGAAAAAAGTATGCCGCAAGGATAATAAGACTTGGAATGTTTAAGTCCACTTTCACGGTATATGATGTGAGTAGAACATCAGACGGAAAGGCTTACATATCAGGTGGAGAAAAATTGGAAATACAGAACGATAAGATAAAAGATTTCGTAATAACCAAACCGCTAACAAAGGTGGACCTTGAGTCCTGGGAAAACGGTTTCAGCGATGGAGATCACTAATGGCAAAAGCAAAGAAAAAAGCACCAAAGAAAAAAGCAGCAAAGAAGGAAAAGTCCTGGATAGAACAAACCTGCCCTGCAAGTTTGTCACCAATTGGATGGGCAGAAAATATTGTTGCTAATCCAAAAAACTTCGAAAATGGCAATGGTCCAGAAATCAAATACGCCGAGGATTACATTAAAGCAAATAAATAATGAAAGTCGATAAATTAAATCTGCCTGATATCGATGCTGAAGATGTGCGTAGCGCATATATTATGTGTGAGAGTATGTCTTCCACATATCGATACCAGATGGCTGAAGATGAAGAATTTTATCTTGGCCAACAGTTAACTATACCGCAAAAGGAATACCTTATGTCTGTGGGGCAACCCCCAGAGGCAAATAATAAGATCCGTCCTGCGGTTGAAACGGTCCTGGCTAATATATCAGCGTCTAACCCTGAATGGGATTGTGATCCTATGCAGAAAGGTGATGAGGAATTTGCATATATATGTAATGCTATGCTTGATCGTATATGGGAAGATTCAGATGGTAGTGTACAATATCGACAGATCTGTAAGGATTATATTGTAAAGGGATTAGGATATTTATTTGTTTATCCTGATTGGAATGCCGATGAAGGTTTAGGTGGAATGCGTCTTAAAAGGCTGCCGCCAGAATCAATTTTTGTTGATGCAAACAGTATGCTGCCAGACTTCAGCGATGCATCGTATATCATTTATTCAGATATACATACAAAGGAAAACCTGAAGGTTACATTCCCCAGGTTTAAGGACCTGATAGATGAGGCATCGTCGGACCATACTTTAAACGAAATATCTTCTGGTAAGTATGATCGGGATGATACCTGGACCAGAGCAGATATCGGCGACAATTATATGGAGAAGGTTAGGAAGTATATCTATTGGACGAAAGTAAATGTCCCATTCGTTAGATTAACGGATCTCAATACAGGGCATACCCAAATCTATAATAGAGATCAATATCTAAACGAACTTCAAAAGGATAAAGAGTATCAAAAGTTGCTGAAAAATGAAGTTATAGACGAAGAAATTATTTATCGTACTCAAATCAGAGAAGTATTCGTTATAGGCGACAAATTAGCATACGACGAAGTGCTGCCAATAACTCGATTCCCTATTATTCCTGCTTGTAATGAGCATACGGGTACGCCGTATCCTGCAGGGGATGTAAGACACGCTAAATCACCACAAAGGATGTTAAACAGGACAGAGGCGCTGCTTATCTCTCATACATCAGCAACAACAAATTTTAAACTTCTTTATGAAGATGGTGCAATGGATGCAGGGGAAGTAGCAAAGTGGCATATTCCTAATGCGCTTATTCGTGTTAATCCTGGTGCGTTAAGAGAACAAAAGATTAAAGAATTCTCCCCACCTGCTATATCAGGTCAATTGTTCCAGGAGAAGTCCCGTTATGAAATGGATATTGAACAAGTGTTTGGTGCCTATAAATATATGCAAGGATCATCCGCAGATGCCCCTGGGACCGTAGGTGAGGCGCAGATCATTGATGAGGCCGTGGCCAGAAAACAGAATTGGAAAGTATTACCTATATATGATGCATTAGTTAGGGCTGCAAAGATTATCCTGGAATGGACACCATTGGTCTATGATCAACAGAGAACAATTAGAATTATAAATCCTGATGGATCTAATCAGGAAATAACGATGAATAAGCCCGTATGGGATGAGAAACAGGGCAGTATCATTAAGTTATTTGATATGGCATCAATTAAACTTGATGTTAGGGTGGTTATTGGTAGTACCAGGGCCAAGTCACCACAGGCAAAATTACAAAAAGATTTAATGCTGCTACAGGCAGGTATATACGACAAAACACAGGTAATATTGAATATGCCTGGTGATATAGATAAAGCGTCGTTAATGGCAAGAGTCGGTGAGATTCAAAATCTCCAGGCCCAATTACAACAGTTATCAGAAGAGAATGAAAAACTGAAGGGCGATATGCAGACCAGGGAACGGGAACTGTTCCATAGTAAGATGAGAGCAGAAGTATCCGAGGCCACAAAACCTGTAGCAAAAGCACAAGCAAAACTTCAATCACAAATGCAGTTAGAAGAGAGTCGGGCCAAAGACAATACGGCTATGGCCAAAACGGACCTGAAGAAGGTGGTTGACTCCGCTAACACTAATGCACAACCGATTAACTCAAACCCTAAAGCACCTGCCGTGGCAGGTTAACTCCAAAGGAGAGCATCGTAATGGCAACAGAAGAAAAAAAGGTAGTACAATCAGAGGATAACCTTATTGATGTATTGGATGAATTCAATGCAAACCAGGAAGGCTCCGAAGATGTTGCTGCTGAAACCAAAGAACAGGCACAAGAGCGCCAGGAGGCGGTTGCGTACCTTATTGACAACAAGTTTCAGGATACACCTGAAGGTAGAGAGCAGTTGGCTACGGCCTATAAGGAATTGCAGAGCAAGACCGATAAGGAAAAGTCAGCGTTTAACCAAAAGTTTGATCATTATGAACGATTGGATAAACTCGATAACTATCTAAAAGAACATCCTGAATCAGTTCAGTTGTTACAATCAAAGATAACAGAGGAGAAAGAACAGTTGAAAGGCCCACCTGAAAAACCTGAAGGATATGACATCTTGGATGAAAGTATCGAAAATACCGAATCCGCAGCCTGGCGTGACGAGTATAATGCCTGGTTGATAGAACAGGGTAGGTTGGCAGCAGCCAATGAAGTTCAACAGTTTAAGGATGATCTGGCGAGTCGTGAAATGGCCCGTCGGGACGATAAGGAATTAACAGATCTCGGTCTGGACGATTCACAAAAGAATGAATTCCGAAAATTCTTAAACGATCCTGGTAATCTTAACAACAAAACGCTTGTTGATGTTTGGCGGTTTCTAAACGGTGATGGAGCAGTAATACCAAGTGGTGATAATACTGCGGCACGAAAAAACCTGCAGACGAGCGCAGCAGCAGTACAGGGGAACGCCCCTTCTGCTATTACTCCACAATCTGAAGAACTTAATAAGTTTTGGGATGGTATTATGAAAACCACGAATCGGGGGTAGCCCGATAGTGGCGGAATTACTTTAACCACAATTCTGCAGGGTAGCAAAGGAGTCAGAAATGGCACAACCTTATAGTTATGGATCAGGAACCGCTACCCAATTCACCACAGGCGAACAACGCCAGGTACTTGAGTTAGGCGAAAAGATTCATATGTTTAACCCAGATGTCACGCCCATATTTACTGTTATGGGTAGATTATCTACATCAGTAACCCCCGTTCCAATTTTTGAATGGATGGAAGATGAATATTTCATCCGTCCTGATGTAAAATTGATCACAGGCGCAGCAACGGTCCAGGACCGTGGTGGCTCCGCAGGTGATAACGATACGGGATTCATCATCAGAATGAACCGACAAGCGCAATTTGAGGCGTTTGAAAAAGGTGCGCTTTACACTATCTCTGGTTTAGGGACAGGAGAAACGCAGTTTGAATCCGCAAATACTGATGTTGAACTAATGTGTGTTGCTCTTGGTCAAGAGTGTCAAGCAGGGACAGTTGGTGGCGCAGTTGCCGCATCTGAATTAGATGTTGCATTTGTCCATTCCGACGGAACATTACCTGCTTTTCGTTATGACAAGAACGGCACAACAGTTGCAGGTTTTGCATATACTGCAACATCAACAATCACATTCACATATGTCGGGAATGTCGGAGAATGCTCCGATCTTGATCAGCCTGGTCATTCTGCTACGCAGACTAACCTAACTGACAATGAAACGGCAACTGTGTATCGATCCAGAGTCGGATGGCGTGAAGGCGCAAACATTGGCGAAATGACATCCAAAAAGGTTCGTAGACTATCGAACTGTACGCAGATCTTTAGAGAGCCTTACTCAATCACAGGCACACAGAATGCTGCCAAAATGTATGGTGGATCTGAAATGTCACGCTTACAAGCACGGAAATTGAACAAAATCAAGATGGATCTGGAATATGCTATCTTGACGAATGGCGCAAAATCCCTTGATGCAACGGCAGAAAATCCCCAAAGAACAATGGCAGGACTTGGTGTCGGAGGAACGGCAGGAGTTATTCAATCCTTAAACGCAGATGTGAATTCTGAATTGCAGATGACCGAAACATATTCATCTTCTGCAGTTGGTGGATTGGGCGAAATGGACGATGTCCTGGAAAAAGTATTCCAGGATAGTTTGTCTGGTTCTATGAAGAAAACCGCATTTTGCTCAAATCGTTGGCTGAAGAAATTGGTAGGTCTGGCTCGTACAGACTCAAATACCAGTATCAATGCTGAAATGGGATCTAACGCTACCGCAGGGTTGCGTGTTACAAAATACTTTGGGCCTATCGGTGAAATGGACTTTGTGGTCCATCCGTTGCTCAACAGTACATTGGATGCGTATGCGGTTGTTCTTGATTTTGCAAACATTGCTTGGCGCCCATTGGCTACAAGAGATATGCAGTTGAGATCTAATGTGATCCAGGATGGTCGTGACGGTCAAACTAATGAGTGGTTGATCGAAGCAGGAATGGAAATTCGGAACGAACAAACACACGCTATCTTAAAATTGGTATAATTACCAATATTTAACTCATCGGAATATCTGGGGCGGTGTCGCATCTGCCCCAGATATTATAAAAGGATTAAGATATGAGATATCAAGAATTATACGAAATGGTCGATATGGGTATGCTCCGTGCAAATGTCAATTATCCCGTATCGGACAATCTTAAAGAATTTTTAGTAACACAGGCGGTTGATAAGATCGGGGAAACTGTTGTTCTAAAGAAAAAGACTCTATCCCCATCTGTAGTAGGGACGACGGCTATATTGGATGCCGACGATATGACATCAAAAGTTTATAAGGTAGAGGCAGGAGATAAGAATCTTCCCTTTATCAGCGAAGAAACAACAAACCCAAATACCGACACAACAACAATAACAAACAATGCCTGGTATGTAAAACAAAACAGAGAGTCTGGGACCATATCTTCGTTGGTGTCTACAGATGCAAGTCCAAGTTCAGTAACTTTCACAGGCTCTATAAACCCTAATGTAGATCAGGTGGTAGGTAGTAGAATATTTATAAGTGAAGTAGGTGGCATTGTAAAGGCAGGTGAAAAACACCCTTTAAACGGCCAAACTTGGCGTATAACGGCCGTAAGTGGCGAAGACCTAACCTTTACCGCTAAAGACAATACGCACACGAATGGGGGCTATTCTGCGTATACTGCAGGAACAGGGGTATATGAAGAGAGAACATATACAATCCATTTTTTAAAGGCCCCTGAAGGGACCGTAAAAGTTTATTATTATGCAAAGCCCACACCAATGGTCAGTTTGGCAAGTGAAGTGGACCTACCAAGTGAATTGGTTTCTGCGGTGGTCCATTTAGTTATAGCCAGGTTAATGTCGATTGACGGCCAGATGCAAATGGGATCTGGGCATCGTGGTATAGCAAAACAGGTAATTGAAGAATGGATCCAAGCCAGGAGCAGAAGAGAACAGTTTCCAGACATTGTTCCACCACCAATGACTAACTTTATAGATAAGTAGAGGATATTATGGCAACATTAGGCACAAGAGTTGAAGATCTTATCGGAGCATTCTCCGATACTACGGCAAAGGATAGCGCATTAACAGATGCAGCCCAGGAAATCTTAAATGTACTTCCAGATGAGTGTCTGTGGTTAGTGATAGATGAAAGCGCAGATATAGTATCAAACGGGTATTCAGTAGACACCTGTAAAGTTATGGCAGTAACAAGGGATGGTGAGTTTTGTAAGTTGATGCCCCTGGCCTACGAAAATAGAGTTATCAATGTCCCAGAAAGTTTATTTGCCCCGTCCACAAATATGCCCGTATACATTCTGAAGGAAAATAAGATATCAGTATATCCTACAGGATTTGGTCAGTTTAAGGTCCAAAAGGTAAATTATCCCACAATATTAAGTACAGATACCAATATAGGTAAGATTGAAAAGTCTGGTGTGACAGTAGATGTATCTGCGTTGTTTACTAAAACATCTCACGGCTTATCGGTTGGTGATAGTGTAACATTAGAAAGTTGGACCAAAGATGTGGGTGGAGGTGCATTCCCTGAATTGGAAGGGATGACCACACAGGTGGCTACGGTCCCGTTAACATCTACATTTACATTAGAAGGAGTTACGGCAGCGTCCGAGGCCGCAACGGGAACCATTGTATCTGGGACGATGTTCCCAAAAGAATTAGAACATATTGTTGTCCTGGGGGCAGCATTGAAAGGCCGAATCTGGCAATTAGTAGAAAAAAGGGCAAGTTTACCTGCAGCGCCTACAGTAGTTACTCTATCATCTCCCCCATCGTTGGTGGCCATCGACACTAATCTGTCGTCCCCCATATCATCCACATATACGGCCCCAACTGCTCCGACCAAACCAGGCGCTGCAAATTTTACATACACACCGCCAAGTAAACCAACGCCGCCACAAGGACCATCGTTCACATATACAAGTCCATCAGCACCAACACCGCCTGGCACACCATCATTCACATATACTGCGCCTTCACCACCAACGGCACCAGGCGCACCAAGTTTTACATTTTCACCACCGAATGCACCCATAGCCCCAGGGGCGCCACAGTTTTCATATACAAGTCCATCGTCAGTACCGACGGCGCCTGGCGCACCATCGTTCGTGTATTCACCACCAACGGCACCAACACCGCCAGGAACACCTACATTTACATACAATGCGCCAAGCCTACCATCGGCGATTGTACAACCTAATTTCACATATACAAGCCCTACACCATTTCCAACGGCACCAGGCACACCATTTTTTCAGTATACAAGTCCTACAATAACGCTTGATACTGCACCTGTTATTACAGACCTGGATCTGTCAGCGATAACTGTCCCAGATCCCCCTGCCGTATCAATATCATATACTGCTGCTACAGGTGGTGATGCATCTAATACAGATGCAACGACACAGGCCACGGGACCAACTGCAGTAGGATCTATCCCTATTGTGGCAGATGCAACATATGGATCCTTACCTACGGTCCCAACTTATAATACTCCGCCTGTTACTACAAACTTTGCGGATGCAGAAACATACATCTCAATAAATGAAGATATTGAACTTGCCCAGGCGAATATAACAAAGAACCAGGCCGTACTACAGGAATATCAATTAACGATATCAAACAATTTGAATAAGTTTAATGCAGAATCACAGGAATACCAGGCAGGTATAAAAAAACTTGATCGTGAATTTGAAGACGCAATAAAACAGAATATAGCGGATGCAAATAACGAAGTTAACAGGATCCTGAAACAAGCAGAGATTGATGCAGCGCAAACGCAACAAGATACAAAAGCAGCAATAGAAGTGGATATTCGCAATAAAGCACAGGACCAAACATTAGATATACATAACAAAGCCCAGGCCCAGGCATTAGCAATAACGAATGCCGCTAAAGATGTAGAGGCAGAGATTGAAACTTCAAGACAAAAGGTGCAGGTATTCCAGGCAGAAGTACAAAGATATCAACAGGAAGTTGTTACTGCAGTACAGGTATACCAGGTAAATGAGATTCAAAAAGAAATTGCGCTATGGCAGGGAGAGCAAACACATAAGATCCAAAAGTACACCGCCGATATAAATAATGCCCAGGCCGCTTATAGATCATCATTTGATGAATATGCTGCAGAAAATAGTAAGTATGCTGCTGAAGTCCAGGGATGGGGATTAAAGGTTCAGGATGCCCAGGCGTTATATAGGGCATCAGTTGATGAATATTCAGCCGATAGTGGTAGGTATCAAGCAGAGATCCAGAAGTATTCACAAGAATTAGCCAACGCACAGGCGCAATACAGGGAAGATGTCGATGAGTACACGGCATCAAATCAGAAGTATTCTACGGAAGTCCAAGCATATGCGACAGAGATAAACGATTCCCAGGCAAGTTACAAAGCGGATGTTGACATATATAATGCCGAAACCGCTAAATATTCATCAGAAATCCAGGCGTATTCTGCAGAAATAGGCAATGCCCAAGCAGCGTATAAAGAAGCGGTTGATGAATACACGGCATCAAACGGTAAATATTCCGCAGAAATTCAAGCATATTCCATTGAAATAGGTAAAGCACAGGCGGAGTATAAAGAAGCGGTTGACGAGTATGCTGCAGAAAGCCAGAAGTATTCATCAGAGATCCAGGCCTATTCCATTCAGGTCCAAAACGCACAAGCATCTTATAAGCAATCTGTAGATGAATATGCATCAAGTAGTGGCAAATATGCTGCAGAAATCCAATCATTCAATGCCGAATTGTCGGATGCACAAGCAGTATACAGAGAGGAAGTAGACGAATATACTGCAGTAATAAATAAATTTGCATCTGAAACACAATTATATAATTCCGAATTACAGAACGCCCAGGCGGAATATAAAGTATTCTTTGACGAAAAAACATCAGATAATCAATTGTATGGAGTAGAGTTACAGGCCTATTCTACAGAATTGCAGAATGCGGTCCAGGAATACAAGGTCGCTTTAGACACATTCTCAAATGAGTTACAGACATTATCATCTATAAATCAAAGTATAATAGCAAATAATAATTCAACAATCCAACATTGGCAAACAGAGAATAGCCTTGATGTTACTAATTATTCGGCCCAGGTACAGGAGTACCAATCGGAAGTTGGCAGGTACCAGGGAGAACACGGGTTAATGATACAAGAGCAACAGGCAATCCAACAACAGTACCAGGTAGCCTTACAGGGTTATATGTCTAAATATCAACCAACGCCAGGGGTTCAGGGGAATGCTTGATGAGGAAGAGTTTAATAAGAAGTGATAAAATTGAGATCAGACTATCCCAGGTTAGCGGATATGGTGTATTCGCAAAGGAAGATATAAAAGAAGGGACCATATTAGAAGAATGCCGTCTAATATTTATTCCGTTTGATCATAAAGTTGAAACATTAGGTAGGTACCTATGGCATTGGGATTCAAACGATCCTATGAGATACTGTGCTTTGCCAATAGGTTATGGTAGTTTATATAATTCATCTGAAGACGAAGAGCCAAGTGTGCGTGTTGAGGCAGATGAAGAAGAACAAATCTTGATATATATTGCAAATAAGAGTCTAAAGAAGAACGAAGAATTAACAATGAAATATAAGTTTTATAAGGACTATAAATATTATACAACCATAGAACCGCAAAAGAGTGAGAATATAGATCTTCTCGTAAATGGATATGGTGGAGATGATAGATCAGAATTGATATCAAGAATATTCCCTGGAGTCCCAATTGCCTAAAGAAGTATTAAAAATAACAAATTTTGGAGCAGGATTAAATAACAACGCAGATCCATCATCTCTTGAAGATAATGAGTTAATGGAGGCGACAAATGTTGAATTGAGTCAAAAAGGCACAATAAAAATGCCTGGTGATGCAAAGGCAACAGTTCAGACAGTTGTTACGACAACACCATCTGCAGGAATTGGCTCTAATGGGACCATAGCAGGATGGGCGTCAGATCACTCAATACAAACAGATCTGATATACATACTTCCTGCTGTAGGAAGTATTGCTGATTTTGAAGGTAAATGGGCATTTAACAATGCCGTAGCAGGATCTGCAACAGGTATGGGTAGGGTTGTCCTTATTAAAGAGAATATCACCTATAACTCCACTACATATGATCAATTATATATTACAAATGAATATACCACCGTAGGATCCATTGCAAGTGTGTGGGCGGCAACAGATACTATCTGGTATGCAGATGATGCCATAGGTACAGGAATAACACAATATGGGGCGGCAGCATCTGTGGACTATGTGGAGCCTGGACCAGGTGTCCCCGAATCAAACCAATGGTTGGCACACCTTTCTACAGATGGGTTAGTGTCTATATATAATTATAATTCAGATAGATTTTTTAAGGATGTCTTTGATCTTGGTTCAGGAACTTCTGTGAGTGGCAGCGCAAGTGTGCAGGATCAGGTATTGAGATTATCAGATATGACCTTTGAATCACAATATGCTCTTTCAAATAAGTCTAAATGGTGGGGGTATATTAGAAGAGATATGTTTCAATATGATACTACGGGCGTTGGTATTACATCCGAAAGTAGATGGGTTGATGAAGATGCGGATCTGTTAAGTTGGGGTGATATAGGCTGCACCATTGCTATGTTCAATGCAGGTTCGGCCAATATAGCCGATTCAGATATTGGGAGTACGGTAGGGGATAAAATTGTTATATCGTATTGGAAAAATAAGGATGAGTCAGGTCTAAACGCATATGAGGGTGGATGGAATGGTACATTCCTATTTGCATCTTGCCCTATCTTCGATGAAAAACAGTTTGGTGAAATAGATGAGTTATCATCAATTGATTTTGTAGGACATACACTCAACATATCTGTTAGTGTTTCAGCAGGTACGACAGATCCTACATCTTTTTTGTCACCCGTAAACAAGTGGCCTGGACTTGGTACAACGGATAATAAAAGAGTTACGGGTATGCGTATATACTTTAAGTCAGTTGCTACCGATGATTGGTATATATTGAAGGATATTGATTTTGTTCACGGTGATGTTGGGACCAGGTGGGATACATTAGATACTGCTGCCGAAGTTACTTATGGTAGGCCAGATATGACATCATTTGTAATAGCGCTTAATCAGGCATCTAATAATGCAGATGAGGAATATGCCATCACAACCACTAATTGTACAACCACTTATACTCTCACAGTAACAGATGGTTGGGGAAATAGGCAAGGCTTTATAAGGGTACACGGATTCCATTATGATCCTGTATATGTTGCGGTCCCTGATTTGGTTACTCAAAGTGGTTCTTCATTGAATATCCCCGTTACAAATCCTGTAGCAGGTACTTATCAATGTTTTGCTGAACTGATAGACGAGAATTATCAATCCATTGCAATTACTGCTGCTCTTTCTCTGACATTCGTTGCAGGATCATCGGGCGCACCCCCTTCCCACGGCGGTTATGGTGGATGTTGTTGGGTAGCAATGGAATTATGGGGGCAGATGGATGATAGAACGCACCAGGCACGATTTTATGTAATAAATAATAATAATTGGTTTACAAGACTTTATAAGAGATATGGTATGGCCTGGGCAAAGATTGTTAAAAGAAGTAGGTTAATCCAGACTATGGTTAAGCCTATTTGGAAGTATATGTCAGCGCAGGGAAAAGAGTTTTTCAATCGTCCAACGGGATACCCAAAGGCTACACGGGCCATCCAGGATCTGCGTAAGAAATATCCTGATATGTTTGAATATTATTTAATAGGAAGTAATGCAAGGCAAGAAAAGGTAACACATTATTATGATGTTAATATTGTTCCGATAGGAAACGATAGACATACCTTCGCAATATGGGAAGATGTATTAAAAAGCCTACACTATGTACAGGAAGATGATCAGAGGTATGTGAATCCAAGTATATGTCCACAGTTTGCATTTATTAAAGATTATAGTGGTCGTGATGTTTATAAGCATAGAGATGATGAAGTTGATTGCTATTTTTATTATGACGAAAAATTTCCAAAGAATTTTGTGATAGAAAATTTAGAAGATGAAGGAGATAATACTATGGGGAACTTATGGCACAATCGAATCCCATTGATTGGTGATAAGTGGAGGGCCAGGGGCCTGGATAGACTCCCTTATACTCACAAGGAGATTGTGTAATGGCTAATTATAGTTATCGATTGCCGAAAGAACCACACCAGGGCTTTTTCTTCCCAGATCCCCCGTTTCAAAATGGATATACGAGTTCAAAAACTAAACCATATACACGGGTACGGTGGAAGTGCCAGGCGTTTGTAAATAAGACCAGATATATTGGGAATGTTTATCTTACATCAGAGGGTGATGAGAATGTTGAAAAGTCAGAAAGATTTGCAGATTCGGTATTTAAGTCAGATGTTGACAGTTTAGATACATTTCGTCCATATAGAAGAATTGATGTTGCAGCAGGGGATGGTGAAGATATTACGGCTCTGGCCATCTATGCTGATAGATTGTTGGAGTTCAAGCAAAATACATTATATGTGATTAACATCCAGGGAGATTCGGAGTTTCTGGAGGCTACCTTTAAATATAAAGGTGTAGATGGTCCACAGGCCGTATGTGAAACGGATTTTGGTATAGCCTGGGCAAACAAACAGGGATGTTATTTATATACAGGTAGTGGTAATGTGCAAAACCTGATCGAGAAAAATGGGCGTAGGATAATTGCATTATCTTCTGATAGCACACCTAACCAGGTAGAGAATGAACCCTGGGATGATTTTATAACCAATAGCACCGCAGTAGGTTATTCCCCACAACATAGGAAATTATTTGTAAAAAAGGCAATTGGTGCAGGATCTAATGCGACATATGGAGGATCGAATGCAGATTTGTATATATATGATATAGCAAGTGGATCCTGGACATTTCACTATGCTCAATCTGGTTATGGGTTGAACGATAGCAGCGATTTCTTTGTAGATATGAACAAGGAAATGGTCTATTGGGCGGAAGAAACGGATAATACAAATGTGCATTTATTAAAATGGCAGGGAAATCCACAGAACCAGAATGCTTGGTCAATATGGACAAAAAGTTTCGATTTCGGGGATCCGTATCAAGAGAAAAGGATATACAAAGTGGTAATTAGGTGTAAGAGAGGTGGAGGTATGCCTGTGTCTATATCGGTTGATGGTGGTGAAAGTAGCCTTAATGTTGGGACCTTAACCCAGGGCGCAACCGCAGGTTGGGAAGAGTGTACAACAAATCTACCAATAAATGCATATCAGATTATGGTAGGTCTTAATGATTATAGTAGTCCCGTATCCCCAAACGAAGAATTTGAGGTATATGAAATCAATATTATTTACAGAAAACTTAAAGTTAAGGGTTTATAATGCCGAACCCCGTTGACCAATTTAACAGAACCAGAAGAGTAGTCACACACTCTAAAGAGAGAAATCAGAAAATAACTGACGGGTATCCGATGCCCACGGAAGGTAGGAATGGAGATGTATCATACAGGCGTATAGGCAATGGGATTGTGATGTTTGTGAGGGATAACGATGGATGGATCAATATGGGCCAAAGCGAAGGTGCTAATACGGACCTTCAGATTAAGAATAGTAATAAAACTACAGATTATTACAATTATGGCGGTAGTAGTGGTGGTTCAACTTTTACGATGTCAGAAAGTGTAACATCTAATGATGATTCGTTGAATATATCAGGTGATAATCCGATGACGGGAAATTCTACGATAAATATTGAAGTAGAAACAGATCCATTTAAGGTTATCGGAAATAATATTGTGGATAGCGGTGCAGTAGGTGGCATAACATTTGACGGATCAGGTAATACTGCCGTGGATGGAGATCTCACAGTAACAGGGAATAACATAGTAGATAGTGGCGCAGCATCTGGCATAACATTTGACGGATCAGGTAACACGGCTATAGATGGAGATCTTACAGTAACAGGAAATAATATATTAGATAGCGGAGGAAGTTCTGGTATAACATTTGATGGATCTGGCAATACTGCTATCGACGGTACTCTTCAATTAAGTGGAGATGATATCTTGAGTAGTGACGGCACAAGTGTTATAACATTGTCTGATACTGATACAAGCGGATCTATAGATGATGTAACGATAGTGGCGGACCTTACTGTATCTGGGGATCTAACAGTAAGTGGGACCGAAACGATTATCAATACAGGCACACTCCAGGTAGAAGATTTAAATATAGAAATGGGCGTGGTTACTACCCCAACGGATGCTACGGCAGATGGTGGTGGAATTATATTAAAAGGGACAACAGATAAAACTATTCTATGGGTAGATGCAGATGACGCCTGGAAGTATAATCAGCACATTATGATGACCACCACGAATGAACTACAATTCCACGATAATACTTCTAAAATATGGGCATCTGGAGCAGGAACATTAGAAATAGAGGCAGCAGCAGGAGTATTACTCTCTTCTCCAAATATGGCAGGTGTAGGTGATACGGGAAAGATTACATTCGATACAGGTAATGCTGCCGCAGGTGATAGTGGTAAAATTACTATACAAACGGGTAGTGCATCTGGTACTGCAGGTGATATAGATATAAATACTGCCGCAACAATAGATATTGATGCATTAACATTAGAAATGACATCTACCACAATGGATGTAGATGCCACTACGCTTACAATGGATGGGACCACAGGCACGATAACATACACTACATTATTACAGTTGGACTCTACGACCGAAACTGAAATGAATACGGCATTATTGGATGTTAATGCAACGACTCTGGAAATGGATGGGACCACAGGAACTATCAGTTATAGCACAATACTAAATCTTGATTCCACTACAGAAATTGAAATGAATACTGCGTTATTAGATATTGACGCAACAACATTGGAGATGGATGGTACCACAGGGACCATTAGTTACTCTACAATACTAAATTTAGACTCTACCACGGAAATTGAGATGAATACCGCCTTAATGGATGTTGATGCGACAACCCTGGAGATGGATGGAACTACGGGAACCATCAGTTATACTACAATACTAAATTTAGATTCCACCACAGAGATTGAAATGGACACCGCATTGTTAGATGTTGATGCTACCACATTAACAATGGATGGGACAACAGGAACCATTAGTTATAGTACAATATTAAATCTTGATTCTACAACGGAAATAGAAATGGATACGGCTCTGTTAGATGTTGATGCGACATCACTTACAATGGATGGAACGGATGCGGTAATTACATATCCAACTATAGACCTGGTGGCGTCTACAGATGTGGACATAGATAGTCCAACAATAGATTTAAGTTCCCAATGGACAGACATTGACCTTATAGCGTCCACCACAAAGGCATTAACTATAGATAGTGATCTAATGTCCTTCGATTCAAACCAACGAAGGGTTGGGATATCGACCAATGCACCCTATCACGAATTCGAGATATATGAAGGTAAATTAGCATTTAACCTTATAGATGGTGAGGCAGGTATCGTATGGAATAGTGATGCTACAGACGAAATGAGATTATACAGGGATGCTATATCATCTAACCAATCTGATCTAAAATTGGAACAACATAATGGGACTTCACTATTCACAGATTTTAAATGGTCTAATGTGGCGATTGGAAGTAATACTGTCAATCCAAAAGATAGCGCGAATTTTACATTGAGGGGGAAGGCTATAGAGGACGAGGCCATAATTGTGTTTTCAGCAGGGGCATCATTGGTATCATATCAATGGTTAATGGGTTATGAGAATCAAGTGTTTAGCCTTTATGATGGTAAAAATACGAAATATGCTTTTACTGTAACGCCTGATAAGTGTGATATAAAACTTAAACAGGATGAACAGAAATTAATATTCTACAATGATGATCTCTTTATACAGACCAAAGATCCAAATTTGCAAATTTTTAATGAAGATTATGGTGGTCTTATTAATATAAAGTCAAAATCAAATCCTGCAACCACAACAACATACGATGCAAATATCTATATAGGACCACAGGGCGGTCTTGATGATGCAGTTCGTATACACGGCCATCGTGTTGAACTGCAAACAATGGCAGATACAGGTTATGTGTCAGCAGACAATAAATTTAAGGCTTGTAGTAAATACTTTGTATCGGGATCTACGAACATTGATGCTCTTAATTATGGGACCATTGAAGACGGCGGTGGTGCAATTACAATAGATTTAGATTATGCGGAAACATATGCCACCCAAACAAAAGCGATCATTAAAGAAGATATGGTGGAGTTTAGGACCGATGGAGAAGATGCTGATATCTATAATGGATCCGCACCGATAATGTATAATGTCCCTTTTCGGGCAGAGTACAGTTGTAATCTTGCAGGGACTTTAGTTGATTGGGCAGCAGATCCTAATGAGGTTAACCAGGCAACCAGGAATGGCTCTGATATGTTATATAATTATTCAGGGTTGGGATATATTTCAAATATTAGACAAGCACCTGCAGAACTTGTGATCTGTAGCAATGTAGCAGGTCCGTGGAATAAAGGTTCATATGCCCATTGGTATGATGGAGGGTTACACTAATGGGAGGGCCTAAACCAAAAGGATGGGCAGGGGCGCATTGGGTAGACTATGAGCAGGGCGGTATACTTAAAAGAGATCGATTGGTTTCTGGATTGGTGCATATAAATGCAGTACATACTCCAAACAGGTATACAGACAATAGGAAATCCATAGCCTTGAGTTTTGTAGATAGTATAGGGGCTATATATGCAGCAGGTTCTGGAACTGTAGGTAATCATATTATAATACATCAAAGTTCGACAAGATATAGTGTCTTTTGGTT